TGCTCGACCTTCATGTCAAGCAGGGGCTTACCATCCCCGCCGACTTCGCTCCGCTGAGTGTCGCAGCATGAACGCGCAGACATCGATTGTCGCGGGTGGGCCACTGAACTGGCGCGACCAGCCGGTCATCACCGACCACCAGCTTTACCAGATGGAACGGCGTGTCACGGCTGCGGAATGGCACGCCCGCCGCTCGCTCTATCCCACATGGGCCGCATGGCACCACGCCGCTTGCTGCGCCCTGGAAGATATCGATCTCCGCTATGAGGAAGGCCAGCGCCAACAGCGCAATGCTTTCTGGGCGGAGTATGACCGGAGGAAGCGCGCATGAGCGTTGGACACAATTCCCCGCCGCCGTTCGAAGCATACAGCCTTCATATCGAAGAGTTGATCGAGAACGCCAAGCAGTTCCTGGATGGTGAACCGATCGCCAGTCAGGGGCAGGCTGATGAAGTCGGCAAGCTGCTCGACATGATCCGCACCGCCAAGAAGGACGCGGACAAGGAACGCGCTGCCGAGAAGAAACCGCACGACGACGCGGCGAAGGAAGTGCAGGCGAAATGGAAGCCGCTGATTGATCGCTGCGATATTGCGACCGACACGGCCAAGAAGGCGCTTGTGCCGTGGCTGGAGCATCTGGAGGCCGAACAGCGTGCCGCCGCCGCCAAGGCCCGCGAGGAAGCGGAGGCCGCCCGCATCGCTGCACTGGAAGCCGAACGCGCCGCCACGCAGGCAACCGATCTGGAAAGCGCCGAACGCGTCGAACTGGCGCGCAAGGAAGCCGCCATTGCCGAGAAAGCCGCGAACAAGGCGGACAAGGCGAAGGCTCATGCAACAGGCGGAAGCCGGGCTATTGGGCTGCGGTCCTACTGGATTGCAACCCTGGTCGATCCGGTCGCGGCGCTGAAGCACTACAAGCAGGCCCAGCCGGAACTACTGAAGGCTTGGCTGCTGGAGCAGGCGCAAAAGGACGCCAACGCGGGCAAGCGGGAGATCCCTGGCTTTGCCATCAATGAAGATAGGCGGGCGGCATGAACATGTTTGACGCCCTGTCCCGCCCGTTTGACGCAGACGCTATAAGCTGGCGCGCTCAGCAGGTTTCGACCAAGAACCCCGATGCGCCAAAGGCAATGGCGCTGGCATATATCGACGCTCGCGACGTCATGCGCCGCCTGGATGAAGTCTGCGGCCCCGCCAACTGGCAATGCGACTATCCCCACGCAAACGGTAAGACCATCTGCCGTATCGGCATCAAGATTGATGGCGAATGGGTCTGGAAGTCAAACGGCGCAGGCGATACCGACATTGAAGCCGAAAAGGGCGCTATCAGCGACGCTTTCAAGCGGGCCGCCGTATTGTGGGGCATCGGGCGCTATCTCTATGATCTGCGCACCCCTTGGGCGGCCTGTGAACTTCGCAACGGCAAATGGGCGAAGTGGACGGACCAAGGCCTGAATGAGCTTCGCCGGGTCGCTGCATCCGCTGTTGCCCCCGTTCTCCCAAGGCAGGAGCCTCTTGTCACCGAAGAGCAGTTGGTGCGCCTCCAGAACGCCGCCGATGACGTGCAGGCAGACCTACAAGCCTTCTGCAAATTCATGGGTGTGACGAGCCTCAAAACCATCCCGCAGTCCCGCTTCGATGAAGCCATGACCGCACTCTCCAAGAAGAAGAAAGCTGCCTGATATGATCGAACGTCTCGACGCCCTCACCGTCCGCGAAAGCAAAGGGAAGAGCTTTTTCACTAAGGTCGGCGCAGCCTTCCCGAACAAGGACGGCAAGGGCTGGACCGTCCTGCTCGACGCCATGCCCGCGCCAGTTGAAGGCCAGTTCAAGATCATGCTGCGCGAGCCGCTGCCGAAGGACGGTCAACGCGGCGGTGGTCAGCAGTCGGGCGGATATGCCGGTGATCTGGATGATGAAACGCCGTTCTGATGCTGATGCGGCGCACCCCCATTGCGAAGAAGCGGGCAACACCCCGCCGCAATGAGGGGCGCGTGCAGCACCGCAGGGTGAAGGCGAAGCAGCGTTTCGCGACCGATCATGTGAAGCGGTATTGGGAAACGCTGGAGCGCAAATGCGTGGCGTGCGGGCGAACGGATGCGACGGTGATCCATCACATCCTCGCCCCGATGGCCGAGAAGGTGCGCAGGCGAGACCACCGCTTTGTTGTGATCCTCTGCCCCGATCGCTGCCACAATTTTCACCCTGACAGCATCCATGGGCTGGGCAGCGAGGCGAAGTTTCTGGCCACCCATGGAATCGATCTGATCGCCATAGCGCGAACCAACTGGAGCAATTTCAATGGCTGATGAAGCGATCGATCGCGCCATCGATGAAGCTGAACGCCTGTTCGTCAAGGCAGGCCAATCCAAGGTAGCCGCCGAAGCGATGGACCTTCGCCGCAAACGCGTCCGCGCCGCGCTGGTCGTCAAATACAAGGCGGACGGCAACGCACAGGGCATGAGCGAGCAGATGGCCGAAGCAGACCCTGTTTACGAGTTAGCCTGCGCCGATTGGGAAAGCGCCGCGATGGATGCGGAAACCCTGCGCGCCCAGGCTGAAGCAAAGCGCCTGCGGTTCGAAGCGTGGCGCACACAAGCGGCCACCCGCCGCGCTGAAATGAACCTTCGATAAAGGGAGACCACCCATGTTCATACGAAAGTCCGTTCATACCGCAGCGATGGCAAAGCTTGCGAAGGCGAATGTGGATCTGGAGCAGGACGCGCAGAGAGAACGCGAGACTGCGGGCCGCCTGATCCAGCGCAACCGGGAATTGCAGACGCAACTTCTCGCAGCCCGCGCCGAAGCAGAAGCCAACAAGGTGGATGCGGAAGCGGTTAAGGAGGGGGGCAAGGACGAGGGCGCGACCTATGTCCTGTCATCGCTCGCCAGCGCTCTTCACGTTGAAGACTGGTCGATCCAGAACGGCAGCGAAGAATGGGAAGGCGACGTGTGGGCAACCATGTTCCGCATCCTGGTCGATGCTGGCGTGGTCGAGGAAGATTATCATCAGGTGGCGACGTTCGCAGAAATCGCAGTGATCCGCGCCGAGCGTGACGAACTCCTGCCCGACGCGCTGAAGCATCGCGAACGCCTCCAGCGGGATCGGGAATATCACGCCGCCCGCCGCGCTCTACCCGCCTAACCCCCTCACGGCATCCGCAGCCAATCTCTGCCCAGCGGACGGTCCAAGGATCGAAAGGGCAGATGGAGCGTCCGAAATGGAAGCAACCAACCGCCAAGCCGAGCGCGAACGCTGGGGCCGCATTCACATCGCGGGCGACCGCAACCCGCCGATCTTCCTTCCTGACCGCCGCGTCCGCCGCTCTGTCGGCACCGCTACCAGTATCAGGAAGTCGGGCAAGCAGGCTGCGATTTATGAGTGACCAGCGCCGCGAGGTCACATTGAGCATCAGTACCTTCGTCCTGGCATGCTCGATCGCGCTGTCGCAATGTTCAATTTCGCACGATGTAGATCGCTTGGCGGACACGGCTGATGCGCAGATGTGCATTGAGGGCGTCCGCGCTGGCGTAGGGGCTGAGAAACTGCCTAGCGCATGCTCCAAGATAGCGGCGAACCGCCCATGACCAAAATCCCCAACGAGACGGTCGCCCTGATCCGCAAGCTGAAGCTGGAGCCGTGCCCGCATTGCAAAGGCTTCCTGACCAACAAGGCGATAGCGCGCCGTCTGGGGCTGAACCCTGGGACAGTGCGGAACATCACTGGCGGAAGCAATCCGCGCAGTGGGGCAGGGGAGCGGCGGGGATGAACGACAACCAGCCAGAGCCGCCGATGAACAACTGCATGGAATGCGAGGCGCCGACGCCGAACCGCTGGCTCATCTGCGATGCGTGCGGCCCCAAGGGATATGGCCGCCCCTTTTCCGATGATGTCCAGCCCACCGATCCAGAAAGGAACCCCTTATGAGGGTCGAACTCGAATATGACGAACAGCTTCTGGCGAACGCGCTGGAATCGGACGCTACCGGCGCATTCATCCATCTGGACCAGACCATGTTCCTTGCCTCCATCGCGGTCAGCATGAAGCGGATCGCGGACACATTGGGCAGCATGGTGGCGGAGGATGATTTCCCGCCGGCGGCCGACCACACCGCCCCGGTGCCGCCTGTGCCGCCCGTCGGCATCTGCCCGACATGCCAGCAGCCGGTCGCGTCCTGCGACTGCCTTCCGTTCTGAGGGGATGACGATGGCCAACAATACCACCGGGCAAGAGCGGGCGCTGAGAGAGGCGCTTGAGCCGTTCGCGAAGGTCGCAGACGAGTATCACGATAGCGAGGACGATAGCTTCGAGGTCTGGCAGGATGCTGGCCCCATCCGCACCATCCGCGCGTCTTTTAAGTTGGAGAATTACCGCCGCGCTCGCGCCGCCCTCGCCCTCCCCCATCAACCGGCGACCGACGAAGGCCGCTACCGTGACGCGCTGGAGCAAATCCAGCAGGCGACAATTGACGGCAAGGTCTGTGACGATGTGGCGTGGTTCGACAAGTTTACGACGCTGCACGACTTCATCGAAGAAACGCTGCGCCCGTCCGCACCCGCTGCTGTTGGCGACCTGTTTCCATCCACCCCCACATCCCAGCCACCCGCAGCAGAAACGAGGCTGAGAGCAATTGAGCAGGCTGCTTGTCGCGTTCTTGACGCCATCGACACTTGTCGCAATTCGCACACCGAAGAGCATCAGGTAACAGCGGGCGCGGAACTGGACGAGGCGACCGAAAACATGCGCGCCTCCCTCACGCAACCCGAACCCACAGCCCAGCAAGGGGGTGAGGAAGAGGGCAACGATTATCCTAAGTGTCCCGTCTGTGGTGCGCCCGCAGGCATGGATTGCCGCACCATTCAAGGGCGCATACCGCCGCACTCTGAAAGGCTGTCAGCCCAGCAAGCGGCGGGGGAGGCGGTGGCTTGGATGCTGCGCGAGCGCAAGACCGGCCAGTTCTATTGGGATGATGAGATTTGCATCTGGTCGCACCCCGATGACGCGGAAGAACACGCAACCGAAAACTTCAGCGATCCAGATGCTTACGAGGTCACACCCCTCTACGCCGCACCCCAGCCCGAAGCCCCAGCAGAGGTTCAGCAGGGGGTGGTGCTTGATGCGAACGATCAGGAACTGGTTGCGCTTCTTCGCCGTGAAGGACTGCACAGCAATGTCTGGTTTGCCGAGAGCCTATTGAAAGCTGCTAACCTGATCCAGCGCTTGGCCCTCGCTACCCCGCAGCAGGGGCAGGAGGTGGAGGCGATAGCGAAGGTCATTGCCAAAGCATATAACCCCGGTCTGTTTGACGGCGACGAGACAGAGAGGCTTCGTGCTGCATCACCGCATAACGTGCACCATGCGCAGGCGGTCGAAATGACCTTGGCGCGTAAGGCGGCGCAAGCGGTTATCGGGCTTCCCTCCACCCCCACAGCAGCAGGAGAGAGCCAGTGAGCGAGGAACTGAAACCCTGCGCCCATTGTGGCGAGCCTGCCGAGATGGATATGTATAGCCCTTTCCGGCACTATCGCACCGGCGAACCCCTGACCCAAGTTTCGGTCTACTGCACCGGCTGTTCTGCGAACGTCTCTTGGTATCCCGGCGACCTTAGCCTGTCACGCGAGGAAACCGTCGAGCATGTCACAGAGCTTTGGAACGCTCGCGCGTCCCTCCCGGCAGCGGCATCCGTCGAGGCGGGGGAGATCATCGAAATGTGTGCGAAGGCGGTCGATGGCGAGCGGTTGGTGGATCATACCGATCACCCGGAGGACTTGGCCTACAATCGTGCTATTGATGACGCGATAACCGCCATCCGAACCCTCACCGCCAAGGGGAAGGATCAGGCCGATGGGTGACATCATCCAAGCGGATCGCGAAGCTGCTGCCAGGCTTTATCCCCTAGTCTCCCGTGCGCCAACTGACACAATCCCCAAGGCCATGATCAAGGGCGACATGGACGACAGCCATGTTGTCCAAGCCCTCGCCACTCACCGCCGCGCTGCTGTGGCTGAACTGGTGGAGGCCGCTGCCAAGATCGCGGAGGAGCAGCTTGTTGAGATTTACGACGATAGCCCGGAAATCGATACCGTCTGCAATACTGTTGTGCGCGAGATTGCTTCGAACATCCGCTCCCTCTCCCGCCATCAGGCAGGACTAGGGAAGGGGGATGATCATGGGTAGCATGATTGAGAAGATTGCTGCTGCAATAGAAAGCGCCGAACTCGGCTACAGCCTCCGACTGACGAGGCTTGTCGAGGGGACGTCAGAATATACGCTGACCTATTCCGATGGCGAGACGCACAAGTTTGAGGACATCGATGATGGGTATGAGCATATCAGGCAACGCCGCAGAAAGGTGCAGTCTGCGGCAGTTCTGCAAGCCCTCATGACGCCGACGCCGGGGATGGTTGAAGCCGGTCGTGCTGCGTGGCTTGAAAGCGCTTCGGATTACACCCGGCTGCATGAGAGCATATCCGCTGCTTTTTCCGCCATGATCCGCGCTGCTTTGGAGGAGGGAAGCTGATGACCGCGCCCGCACGTATCAAGAAATCCGAGGTGGATCAGGTCGCCAGCTTTGTGAAGCGCACCGCCTTGGAAAAGGGTAGGGTGATTTTCGATCTAGCGAACAGCCGAATCGAAGTCATTATCGGGGACGCTGGCGAGTCTTCGCCTGCAGGAAACCCATGGGATGAAGATGACAAGGCGTAGCTGGCTACCAGATGGAGTGACTGAATATAAGGACCGGCACGGCAAGCCCCGCTACCGGTTCCGCAAGGTTGGATACCACACTCACCATTTTAAAGCACAGCCTGGCTCCGCTGAGTTCATGTCAGAGTATGCAGCGGCGAAAGAAGCGAAGGTCGAGAAAGCGGCCATCAGCACCCGCGCCGTTATCCCCGGTTCTATCGATGACCTGTGCATCCGCTATTACGGTTCGCCGGCATGGAAGAAGATGGCCGACAACAGCAAGGCCACCTATCGCGGCATCATTGAACGATTCCGCGATAGGCGCAAGCAATCGGGGCGGCGCTACGGGGATCTTCCTGCAGCATCCATGACGACCGCGCATATCGATGAGATACTTGGCGGCATGTCTTCGACTCCTGCAGCCGCCAACAATCTGCGCAAGGTGCTGAAGCGCATCTTCAAAATCGCGGTGAAGGCTGGCCTACGTTCAGATAACCCCGTAACCGAGACGGACACATACAAGAGCGGCAAGGGCTTCCACACATGGGAAGAGGAAGAGATCGAGCAATACCGCGCCAAGCATCCGGCCGGGACCATGGCGCGCCTTGCTCTGGAACTGGCGCTAAACACCGCCGCTCGCCGCTGCAATGTCGCACGGCTTGAGCGCGACCAGTTGAAGGATGGCCTGTTCTATATCGAGCATGTGAAGGGCAATGATCCGACCATCGTAGAGTGCCTGGATGAAACGAAGGAAGCGATCGATGCCATGCCGGTGGCTGGCCTGCAATTCTTTCTACTCACTAGCTTTGGCAAGCCGTTCTCCGTCGCCGGCTTCGGCAACAAGGTGCGCGAATGGTGCGATGCTGCAGGACTGCCACATTGTTCCCTTCATGGCCTCCGAAAGGCGATGAGCCGCCGTCTGGCAGAGGCTGGATCAACCGACGCCGAAGGGCGCGCCATCACTGGGCACAAGAAAAATCAGACATTCGCCTACTACGCCGCAAAGGCCAATCGGAAGAATTTGGCGGCTGCAGGCGTGGCGAACCTCAAGAACAAGGGCTTGGCGAACCGCCCTAAAGGCGGCGATAAAAGCTAGGAAAACCGGGCGTTTCAGCTTGACAGGTGGCGGACAGGGTGGGACTGTAAGAACCGCCACTTTTCAAAGTCGAATGTGTGGCGAACCAGCCCGTTTGACTCACGGAAACCCAATGAGTCGCAAATCGGTTGGCGAACTCAAACGGGCCGAAGAAGCTGCGACAACAGCCCTCCGGCCCTAGGCATAACGATGAGGTGACATCGCATGACTGATACCATCCATATCATCCTTCCCGCGCGCGATGAAAGCGTGCTGTCCGACATGCTTGTCAGAATCACGAAAGAGATCGAGGACCGCGAACATGGCGGCCCCGATGGCTACGGCCTTGGCGGCGCTTATGGCTATGGCGCTGACTACGATAGCGATGTGTTCATGATGCACCGCTATTGCTGGTGCGAGGCCGAGGATTGCCCATGGTGCGGAGGCTGCTTCTGTCCTTCCAATGATTGGGTCGGCAATCCCGGATCAAACATCGTTGGCGGCAAGTGCCAGTGGTGCCGAGGCGTCCACAGGTTCGCGGAGCATGGCGCGCTACCGCCCAATGACCCGCCGCATCAGACTGCCCCGAACTTCTGGCACAAGCCCAGCGGGATGCGGGTCTGGTGGTATAAGTATATCGGCAGGGGCATGGATACCCACAGCCTGCCCGATGATCTTACGCCAATCCTGCAAGAATGCCTCGCGGATATAGCCTCCCACCTCTCCCTCCATCGAAAGGACAATAGCCATGGCTGAGATAGATCTAGAGGCGTTGGCGGATCGCGTGGAAAAGCTGGAGGGGCCGAGCGCCGAGATTGACCGCACGATTGCTGAAGCGGCCTATGAAGGACGTTGGCCAATGGCGTTCTATGGCGGCCCGATTAATTATGATCCGGCGCTCTGGATCGAGCGGTATAGCTTCTGCCCGACCAGTTCGCTTGATGACGCGCTGGCAATTGTTCCGGACGGCCTGATCTGGGGCATCGCCAATTGTGGAATAAAGAATGATCAGCCTGACTTGAGCCGTGCAACTGCGACGTGCGGAAAGCTTGACGATACCGTTGCACCGATCGAAGCTGCCACGCCAGCCATTGCCCTAACCGCCGCCGCTCTCCGCGCCCGCCTTATGGAAGGGGAGGGGGAGAAGTGATTCTGGCGTTCCCCTTCGGGTCGCGCTTTCGTCCTTCGGATTGAGCCACTTTGTGTCTCGCCGCTTCGCGCTCCAATCGCTAACGTGATGGCATCATGACTGACTGGCAACCGATTGAAACTGCGCCCAAGGATGGCACACCGATCCTTGGCGCATCCCGCGCAAACGCATACATTGTCGAGGGCACCACCATTGCATGGCACAACGGCGCATGGTGCGGAGATTTCGGGGCCGAGGGATGGGTGCCCCTGCGCGGCCCTTTTACCCATTGGAAGCCGTTTCCAGCCCTTACCCCGGATGATGGAGAGGTGAAGAACGATGCCTGAGTGGTTACAACTGCTCGCCGCGATGTCCGGCAGTTTCGCGTTCCTGCGGCTGTTTGGCGAACATGAGGTGAAGGGTGAGGTTTAAGCCCAAAGACTTACGAGAACGAGTTGCGCAGCGGCTTGCTGCTGCTGACGGCTTCGAAACCGCCGACATGATCAGAAAGCGCTTACCTCTCGCGGACGAAATCATTTCGATGATCGATGCAGAGCGATGCAAGTAGGGCATTCCCCCGCTGCGGTGGATGGGGTATAAGGGCTTACCCGACCGGATAGGCTACCGCCAATGGCGATAGGTTATGACCCGGAAGGCACTGGCCCCTCGCAAGGGCAGATGCAGAGCCGAACAGCCGAGGCGATCCGGTCAGGCAATGCAGCGGCGGGTGAAAGCCCCGCGCTTCTGGCTACCAATGGTGGCGCAGGATCGAGTGGGCGGTGGATGCCGTCAGGTGTTGGGTTTAGTCCCGAAGTCCGCCGCCCCTTGACCGACTCGCGGACAGCCAGCGAACATGCGGCATGGACCAGACCGAAATCTACCACCGCGACAATGACCCCGCCATGCAGGAATACCACGCCCTGGTGAAGCAGATCGAAGCGGGTTATCCTATGCACCCGCAAGAGGTTCAGGACGTGATCGATGCGCTGAACGAGGCAGGGTATCCGTCTCAGGCTATCCTGCTGGCGGGGATGAAGATCAATTGGGATCGCTAGACCAGTCACGTAAATAAGCGATCGCATTCCGGCAATCGCGGCCGGCACTCAGCACGTCCACAAGAAACTGCGCAACTTCCTTGTCCGTATTGCCCGCAGGTGGCGCAGGCTCAGCAGCGCAGGTCAGGCGCTCCGGTGGTGGCGTGATCCGCTCAACGCGAACGTCGCTCCCGCAGCTTGGCAAGAACGCCAGAAACGGCAGGGCCAGCATCATTGCCCGGTTGCGCATCTTTCACGATCTCCTGTAGTTCAGCTATCTCTTCCCCGGTTTTGGCCCGTCGCGTCATGTCGGCAAGGTTCGCGGCTCGCTCGACCTTCTGGGCCGCCTGCTGGACCTTCAGGGACGCTTCCAGGTTCGCGTTGGCCGATGATAGCCTTCCCGCGCTTTTGCCTTCACAGTAGGCCAGAGGGGCACACAGGAGGGCACCTAGGATAAAGGCTGCCGCGATGCGCCAATAGTCTCCCACGATGCCCCTAGCGAAACCTATGAGGTTCACAGCAGATATTCCTTGGCATAGTCATCCGCCGCCAGCTTGCCGGTCATCTCCCTCTCAATCACTTCTTTGATGAAGGCGCAAAAGAGCGTCGGTCCCATGAATGGCTGATCGTCGGGCATCTTGAAGCCGCAGCTATAAGTGCCGTCGCTATATATGCCGATCGAGACATGGCCGATCAGTTCGGAACCTTCCTGCGACATTTCAGCAAGGATGCGGCCTGATCGCGCCGCCATCGCGAGATAGCTACTATGCTCGTAGCTGGTGTCGATGATCTTGACTGGATCAGTCATTGCCCCATCTTCTCTATCTGCATGGCCTTATCCGAACTGCCCTTGCTCGACCCCAGCCAGAAACCAACGGCCAACATGGTTATGTTTTTCAGCGTCTCTTCGATGCCAATGCTCCAATGGGATACGATCGCATAACCGAAGTAGCCGATGATGACGGCGGTGAGGATCATGCGAGGGAGGTCTTTGGCGGTCATTGCCCGATCCGATTTGAAATCCAGCCATAAACGAATGATTCTTGTGACGGATTGCCCTCCGCTATCTCGACATAGCGGGCGCACTGGAGGCCATCGATCGCTTTGCGCAGCACTTCCCCGCCAGCCGTGCCGCGCTTCGCCATGTAGGCCTTCAAGGCCGCCAGACTGACCGGCCCGACATTCCCGTCCACCGGCAGATCAGGATAATCCACCGCGCCACGGTTCAGCACGTTCAGGGCGCGCTGGAGGAACTTCCCGGCCGTTGCTGGCCCCATGTTCACCGCCGTGTCGAACAGTTCGTCACCGATCGCCGGGCAGATCGCCGCAACCTGATCGAACTTCGGGCCGGTCCAATAGCGCGTCTTGTAGATGTTGACCGCAGCGGAGCGGGGTAGGGTGCGCATGTCGGCCAGAAAACCATAGGCACGGGCCACCTGCTGCGTGATGCCGTAGTTCGTCGGGCCGCCGCGATCGTTCGGATGGTCGCTGTAGCCGCCTTCGCGCCGGATCACGTCGTCAATCATTGCGTCAATGCTCATGCCGCCCTCCCGGTTTGATCGCGTCAATCGGCTCCCCCAGGGTTTTGACCGTGGGCATGGACACCGCCATCTGCGTTCCGCCGACGATCGCTGCGCAGACATTTGCCAGTTCGTGGGCCGCCAGCCTCACCGCCCTGATTGCGTCGATCTTCTCCTTTTGCGTCGGCCCCGCTGTCATTTTCCGATCCTACTCTCTAGGTGCTGGATCGTGACGGTCAGGGCTGACAGGGCGGACGCCAAAGCCTTGTCGCTTTCCGTCCGGTCCCGGTCGATCTGCTTGCGGGTGTCATCCCCGCGTGTTTTCTCCCAGATCAGATAGCCTATCATCAGTCCGAGTGGCCCGAATTGCCCGAATGCCGTCCACATCTCAGCCGTCACTATTCCACGCCCCCGCGTTCATGTTGATCCACGGGTTACCCCGACCCTTGGCGTTTTCGCCGTTTTCTTGAATCCTGCATCAGCCATCACGGGCCAACATTGTTCGCGACAACCGAGTTCGCTCCCGGTGTTCCGATGATCCCGGCCCCGCAGCCCTTCCAATTGTTTAGCGCCACGGTGTTGTAATCGCTGCCCGTGATGATGTTGACGCCGGTTTCGCTTATACTGTTGTCCGCCGGGCCAGTGCACATACGATTGTTCACGATCGAGTTGGAGCCACTGAGATTGCTGCCGGTCGGAGCGTTGATGGTCACGTCAGCGCCGCCAACATTCGCTGCATCGCATCCATAGAGATTGACCCCCATCAACGTGATCTGCCAACCGCTGTTGCTGACACAAGACGCTTGGGCGCCGCTGATCTGGCCGCCGATGATCGAGATATCACCCGTCGAAGTGTAGTCGGTGTTTGCGATATCGACGCCGCCGTTGCAGCCAGACGTGGCGGGTGTGGATGTTGAAGTCATCGGGAAACAGGCGACATACAGATTTTGGAAATGCCAGCTTTGTGTGTCTCGCATCTGGACGCAGTTGGCCCCGGCGCACTCCGTTTCAAGGTCATAGACGAACGAGTTGCCGGGGCAGGCGCTAATGGCTGTAGCCAGCAAAGGGGCGGATACGCCAGGGTTCGTGCAATCCACTTTGAGCGCGGTTGAAGCGTTTTGCATCGCAACCTGATTGATGCGCAGCGTCTGCGACAGGCCGTGATTCCAAATGCCGGTATACCACTGATGCCCGGTCTGGGCGGGTGCGCCGAACACAATTACGCGAGACATTTGGACAAGATCTTGCCGGGTCTGCTGGCCGGTCGCGTCGGGCAGTGCGCCAGATCCCATATACTCAAAAACCCCGGTGCTGTCCTGTAGCGCCTGATCCACCGAAATATTGTCGATCACGGGGTTCATGCCGGAGATTTTCTTGATGAAAATGAAAGGCGAGAGAACCTTTATCCGCTCGAACACCATGTCCCGGCCGTAGCTGGCGCGGATCAAAGGTTGCAGGCAGGACGTGGTGCCGTAGAAATTGCCGCCCGTCAGTGTATTGTTGAACAGGTAAACATCGCTCACGCCGCCACCATAGATGTAATTCTGCGTGGCGTCGGAATAGAAGTCGATGACAGGTTGCGTGCAGTTATTGTCTGACACGATCGTGGTAGCGCTTCCACCCGTTCCGTAGCCCTGCCCTCGAATGCGGAGGCCGGGACAGGTGGAGGGGATCGAGACGTGCTTCAGATAATATTTGCCACGGGCGAGGATCAGTTCGCCACCAGTAGGCCCAGCCGGGCTGTTGGCTGCATCGCAAGCGTAATCGATGGCCGCCTGTACGCACGCACTATTGTCGTTCGCAACCGTGCCGGTAAGTTGGCTGTAGGGGCAGAACCTTGGAGATACCTGCACCGGAGAACCGCTGGTTACAAAAACGGATTTGAATGTTGCCTCCCCTGTCGTCCCGTTGACGGAATAAGTGCCGCCAGTAGGCTCGCCACCAGAGTAGGTCGATGTGGCCGAGCCAATGCCGCCATTCTTCCCCGTTTTCGGGCCAGTCTGCGCCATGACAGGTGAGACGCCAAAAGCAATAATTGCCGCTATGGCAATGATCTTATTAAGCAACTTTCAATACTCCACCGGAGAGATACAGGCGGCCAGAGCCGGGAGAAGGGATAGTGTCGCCATCAGCCTCATCGGGGAGGTTGAAGGTGATTGCGCCAGACAGGATCGCAGCGAGAGCGGCCTCAAGCTCCCCAAACCAGTCCTTCGCCGTACCATTGTCGGAGAGGATGTCGCCGGGAGAGGTGCCCATGCTGGTTGCTGCCGCATCCGTGCCGAGCGCTGAAGCATTCGCCTTTCCGCCAATCGCAACCGAAGCGTCATAAGCGCTATCCGCCGTTTCCTTCAGATTGGCGAAATTGTCGTCCAGTTCCTGATGGGTGAGCGGCGCCCCCTTTGTGCCGCGCAGGGTAATGTCCGTCATGGATCAGACCCCCACCGCGATCCATGGGATGGCATAGGTATTGTTTTCAGAGTTGTAGATCTGGAAGCCGCTCGTCGTGGCGGTGCCGCTGATATAGCCGGTGTTTTCGTTGGCCGAGGCGTTCACCTTATTCATCGCCGAAACGGCGGGAATGGAGAAGCTTGTGAAGGCCACCGGGTAGGTGACGGTGAGCGACGAATCCTGACCGACCGTGGCAACGCCCCATGCAATCATGAAGGTGTCAGTCGTACCCGGTAGATTGAACTTGATGTAGCCGGGAGAGCCGAGAGAGAATGCGACGATGCCAAGGGCGCCGATCGCATCAAGTGCGGCGGCGGCTGTGGTTGCGCCAGTTCCGCCCTTGGCAACCGGGACTGTGCTTTCCGTAGCCACGCTCCCCAGCCCAAGGGCCGTTCGCGCATCTGCCGCCGTTGTCGACCCGGTTCCGCCCGACGAAATCCCCAAAGCAGAAGCGCCGGAAAGGAAATTCTGGAGCGTGGCCGAGAAGGACTGGCGGATCAGCGCCATCAGGCTGCGGATCGCGTTGTCAACATTGCTCACCGGCATCCCGGTATTCACGTTGATGCCGTCCACGGTCGTGTTGCTCGATGCCGTACTGGACCAGTCGAAAAGCGATCCCATGGGCTATGTTCTCCGGACGCAAAAAAGGCCCGCAGATCGCGAGCCTTGAGGGTGGGTTGGCAGGGAAGGGCAGTTAGGTTAGGTTGGCGGGCTTATGAGACGCGCCACTATGACGTTATTCGCTTTCACCGCTTTGCTTGCGGCATGTGACAAGCCTGCGCCAGATCCGCGCTCAAGCGAGCGGATTGAGGAACTGACGGTAGACGTTTATCAGTTAAAGGCGGACGTTCGTCAGCTGCAGGATGATGTGAAGTTCAACCACAAATACGCGCGCGAAACACAAAAGCAGGTGAGCGAGCGATGAGGCCGATAGCCAGCGAAGATTTTTGGACGGCCTTCGCCTTCGTGTTCCTAGCGGGCCTTTGGTATCTAGCGCTGGTCTAGATATTGACTTTGTTGGCCGAACAGGCCTGCCGCGATCAGCCTCTGCAATTCAGGCGTTACAACCTCAGGCTTGGGTAGACCACCGCCGTTGCGCGCGATTAGTTCCGCAAGATCAGCATTCCTAATTGCCATACTCTCCGCAGTCTTCCTCCCGAGCAGGCCGGCCGTTGTAGCGGCTGTGCCCACGGTCGCCGCACCAACTGGCCCAGCGACCATAGCGCCAAGGGATGCGGGGGCGACCGTGCCAAGTCCGAAGGATACCGGCCCCGTAGGCGCAAGTTTCCCCACACCTCGCGCAATATTCGACGCGGGAGTGCCGCGAGAAACGGCCATGATGGCGTCTTGAAGGGCTTGGCTCGAAGCGCGATCCTTCCCCTTCACTATGTCCCGGTCAAGACCGCGAAACTCAGTGCGCAGAGCGTTTTCCATGCCTGACTGGCTGAACTGCGAAGCCCTAGCCTCCGCCAAGTCCTTCGCACGCTGCACCTTCTGCGCGTTGAGATAGCGGCTGGCTATATTCCGGGCCTGCGGGAGTTCCGGAGCAAGTGGGTTGGCCCACTGGTCGAACTCATCCAGCATATTGCCAGCAAGGCGCCGCTCGTCGGGAGATGCGGTGGGCGGAAGATCGCCAAGCACGCGACGAACCGTCTGCATCTGCGTCGGGTTCATCTGCTGGTTGGCATAGTCGCTAACGAGACTGTACCCCTCCTTCACGTTGGGCATAACCTCAGTCAGACGGCCGACAGGACTTATCCTGCCCTCATCCTTCAGAAGCCCTGTCAACGTCTGCTGCAACTGCTGCGTCTGCTGCGGGGATGCGACGACGCCATTATGCTCAGCCTGTTGATAGAGGCGCGCAGCCTGGTCCTTCAACTGCGGGACGGTCGGGACCGCCTCCTCGATCGCTTGTTGGCCAATCCGGCGAATGTTGTTGATTGCCCCAGCCGCAGGGATGCTCCCGCCGATGAACTCGCCAGCCATTTCCGCGTATGGGTTACCAGGCGCGACACGCTGCGCGGTGGCAGCGCCAACACCACCTGAAAGGCCAGAGGCCAGCATGGAGGCCAGTTGCCCACTCGTGCGCGCCGTCGCCCCAGCCGGGATAACGGCACCGCCCACACCTTGCCCGGTGCGGCGAATGAACTGATTCGTAGACGACTGGCTGGGACGCCCAACCGCGCCGACGCGGTTCAACTGGTCGATAATCCAGTTGCTGCCCATGATCGGCTTGTCCGAAACGCTCAGGTTCGTGTTAGCGGCAGCATTGATACCCTTCGCACCCAAACTGATGATCTGGTTCATGATGTCAACAGGGGCGCCTACCGCGTTGGCAATGCCCTCATTGAGGCCAGAAAGCCCCTGCGAGATCGGGCTGTCCTCATAACTACCCTGTGGGGAATTCACCTGAACCGGATCGGTCCCGCCAGCGCGGTAATAGTTCTCCGCCGCCTTGATCTGGTCGGGCGGGACGACATTCTTACCCCCGTCCTGCGCACGTTCAAGCGCGCTTGACAATTGCATCGCTTGCTCGTCCTTGAACCCGCGCCGGCGCAATTGGTCATATCTCTGAAAGAAGGGCTCTCCTGGGAATCCGCCCACAACGTCATCGGCGCTCACGCCCTGCCGTTCTGCCCTGCGTTGGTAATCTGCCCGCGCAACCCCGTAAGTCTTGGCAAGGGCCGCGACCTTGCGGTTCATTTCCATCCGAAGGCCTTCAGCAGCCTTGGGGGGAAGACCGCGAGCGTCGTCAAAGCCGAACGCCTTCTTGATCTGCTCCGCCTTAGCATCCCAGAAACCGGCGGTATTCGCCGCTGTATCGCCTTCCGCCTCACGAACAGCTGACCCTGGGTCCATGATCTTTGCATAGGCATAGATAAGGGAGTTGTCGCCCTGCGGGTTAGGCGCCGTCTGAAGTCCAGCCATAAGCTGGGGGAGAACAACGTTATATTCCTTGACGCGCTGGTCACCTGTGAAGTCATTGCGCAACTTGTCGCCACGCTCGAATGGGCGGTCTTGCACTTGCTGCTGCGCGCGCACGCTATCCGCTGCCGCCTTAGGGGCGGCATAGGGCAGCGTTGCCGCCTTCTCGGCGTTGCTAAGCCCTTGGCCCTGTACCTGCCCCGGCAGCGTGGGGTTTCCTGGTGAGATTTGCACCGGCTGCGGCACAGGCTGCGCGTTCAAGCGCTGGAGGACGCGGGGGTCGGTAACTTCAGGCATTAGCGACCCTCCGGGTTATCGTACCATTTGCCGTTGATCTGGTAATAGGTCTGGCCGTCAACGATCTGCGTCACGGGTGTATTTGTCGGCTGTCCATAGCCACGCGGCACGCGATAGGTGCCCTGCGGTCCGCTGACGGCGATGGGGTTTTGGACGTCCTTGAACGCGGCATAAGCTCGCTTTTGGTCGTCAGGCAGACCGTTGTACCATTGCAGCAGCTTGGCGTCCGCCGGCAGTTCTGCGGGACCGAGATTCGCGGCCTTATACTGTTGCTGATAAATCCAATCATCCAGCGTGGCCTTGCGCTCTGCCTGCCGCTCCGCAAGCCGCTGTCGGCCTTGCTCGTCGCGCTGCTGCTGATCCACCACACCCGCCCAATAGGTGGGCTGCGCGCCTCCAGCGGCGGCCAGCGCATCAAAGATGCTGCCCATGATATCGTTGGCTGTGCCGCGCCCTTTGGGCTTCACGCCAGCCACAGGCGCCATATCGACAAAACCTGCGCCGGGGTTAGGCATCTGCGCCGGTTGCATCGCCTCGTTCATCAGCGGCGCGGTCAGATAGGAGGCGAGCGACATTGGTTCAGCACCCGGCACGGACAGGCCCGCTACTTTCGGCGGCTGCATCGCTGGATTGTTCTTCATCAGGTCGGCCAGTGCCATCGGCTGCTGTTCCTTTCTTCCATCCACCGCCATGTGCCAGTGCGGGCCGGTCGCGTGGACCGAGGGGTGGTTCACTTCGTCGATGGCTTCACGGACGTTCCAGCCGTCCTGCGCTACCCGATTGCGATAATCATCGAACGTCATGCCGGGAATCGGCGCGACGTCCCAAGCCATGCCAACATTATGGAAGCTCTTGGGATTGGCCCGCCCTAGCGCACTGTCGGGGTCACGCTTCCCTGATGTGATCCGAACGCCGGGGAAGGTTTGGCTCAGATAGTCCCCGAAGCCCATCAGAGCAGTCCGTAGTGGACCGTTTTGTAGCCCTCAACGTTCGCGCCCATGGCCCAAGGCCGCAGGCGCGCCACTTCGTCAGCCATCACCCCGCGTTCACGGCGATCGAAGATGTCGTAGTCATAGACGCCCAGCCCATCCTCAAGCTCACCCACCTTGAAGATGTTCGACTTAAGGCGCGGATCGGAGAAGGCTCCCGCCTGTGCCGCAGCAGCCCCCGCTTGGGCGAGTGGCCCAAGGACACCGTTACTCGTCTTCTGCACGCCACCCGAGAACAGCGCCGACAAGGACGAGGCAAGATTGTTCGTACCCGTGTAAGGGAGTTCAGCCCCCACACCCGCCGCCTGCAACAGCGCCGCGAGAGATTGGTTGCTGGCATCATTGACCGCGCCCGCCGCCGCGCCCTGATTGGCCCGCTCGCGATTGTAGGCGTCGGCAAGAATGGCGCCATTGGAGTCGGCCAGTTCCCTCGTCAGCACCCCGTCATGCGCACCTGAGCCATAGCGGCCCGCCATGGAGAATTGCGAATTGACCTGTCCTGTCACATCGCGCGCATTGCGGTCCAACACGCTTTGCAGGCCGGGATTGCTCGTAGGGTCCAGATATTTGCCGCTGATCACATCGCTGAAATAGTCCTGGCTCGCGCCGACATTCGGTTGCCAGCCCTGAAAGATGGTGGACAGGCCGGGAACCGTGCCGGTGACGGTCTTTGTCAGGTCGGCAAGGCTACCTTGGTTCTGGTTGAACACGTTCTGGACGCTGCCGGCCGCAGCCGTGGCAAAGGGCTGCGCCCACTTCTGCGCGCTTCCGCTGGTCGATTTGCTGCCACCGCTCAAGCCCATACTACAGTTCCTTGCGCAATTCAGTTTGCCAGTGGCCGTATCCATGCGGCCCCATGATCTTTTCCCAGCCCTTGCGGCTTGCGATCGTCACGAACAGCGCGCCGATCTCCCGCGCCCATGCTTCCACTTCGCGGATTGTCTTGTTGACCAGCGTGTCCATGTCCCCCGCCGCGATCTCGACGTGCACTTCGAAAGCGCCGGTCGGGAATTGCTTGATGCTGGTCAGCAGACAGGCGGATTGTTCGCCCCAGACGTGAAAATGACCGCTCCAGACTTGCGCATCCACCCATTCGATCGTGTGCGTGCGGCTATCCAGCGCCCCCGAAAACGCATCGCGAAAGCGGAGGTAGGGCGGCGGGATCATATGATGCGATAAGTGAAATGGAAGAAAACCGCGTGGTTCGCCGTTGATTGTGCAAAAAAATCCAACTGCGCCCTGTCGTTTGTAACATCGCCGGTAATGCTGCCAGGCTCTACAAACAGCCTCGCGCACGCCGTCCCCGCGCATTCATTGTTATTGGCGAGGTTGGACGCGATAGGCAGTGATATCCCGGCCTGCGTCAATGTGGAGATGGTGGTTGGATCAACGTCCAACTTCCCGGATACCGTAACGGTGTCGCCTACCCGCATATATTGGCAGGAATAAACGGTTGTGGCATCCAGGTTCGCCACATTGGTGAGCGTTGGCGTGTATGTTCCTGAATAGAGGTTTCCGCTTGCCCCACTGATCGTCGGGCTGGTCAGGCTTGGCGTGGCAATCGTCGGGCTGGTGCCGAATACAAGTGCGCCAGACCCGGTTTCATCCGTAACCGCGCTCGCAAGATTGGCCGAGTTGGGCGTGGCTAGAAAGGTTGCAATCCCAGACCCAAGGCCAGAAACCCCGGAAGCTATAGGGAGGCCAGTGCAGTTGGTCAGAGTGCCGCTCGCAGGTGTTCCCAAGGCTGGCGTCACCAAGGTTGGACTTGTGGAGAGAACAACCGAGCCTGAACCTGTTGACGATGACACGCCGGTCCCGCCATTGGCTACCGCCAGCGTCCCCGCCATGGAGATCGTTCCCGATGTCGTGACCGGGCCGCCGCTGAAGGTGAGGCCCGTTGACCCACCGGACACATTGACGCTCGTGACCGTGCCCGTCGTTGAACTTGTCCCGGCCCCTATGGCCGTCCGCCATGCCGCCGCATCCACGCTATCGACAATGCCCAGCGTGAAGGGTGAGGGGGTGTCGCCGCCTGCATAAGCGGCAAGCTTGACGCTATAGGCTTGAACGTCCGTCCCGATGACGAGGCCGAGGCCAGCCCTTGCGGTTGCCTGCGTCGTTCCACCCGTTCCGCCATTGGCAACGCTCAGTGTGCCGGAAAGCGTGAAGGTGCCCGCCGTGGTAATGGGTGAGCCGGAGAAGGAAAGTCCTGTCGTGCCGCCCGATGCGGCAACACTGGTCACGGTCCCCGGCGATGAAGGCGCGCCGTAGTTCATCCATGCCGAGCCGTTCCACGTCCGCGAATAACCCAGCGCGCTGTCGAAATAGGTAAAGCTCGGACTTGGGTCCGCTGGCTCCGTCTCAAATGTCGGGATCGGATATCCTTGAAGCAGCCGGTTAACCCGCGCCGCGACAATCCGCATCCAATCAGGAACCGATGCCCAGGCGGACGGAATGGCGGTGACGCTCATTGCCTTGCGCCTCCCGCCGCCTGCACGAAATCAATGCTCTGGACGTAGCTCCAGGTCGCATCCTCCTGAAAGATCAGGCGCGGTTGCACATAGCGTCCACTCGCGCGAATGGGCATATCGCCGTTGTTACGGATGCTGTTGGATTGATAGACCGTCGCGCTGTCACCAAGCCTGCGCCGTGCTTCGATCTCCATCCGCACGCCCGAAGTCGCATCAGTATCCAACCGAGCCGAGCGAATGCGAATATCGCGCCCCTTGGCCGGCTCCATGATTGCCGGCGCGATAAGGGCCTCAAGCGTGGTTGACGCGCCGAAGCTTCCCAGCGTCCCGTCATAGGCAACGATCATCAGAAATGGATCGCCGCCCTGCCAGATTGGGTCATCCAAAGACCCTGGGACCGTCTCTATCCCGCTGGGATAGAGGGATTCGATCTGCTCCAGCGTGAAGGATTGATCCGCGCCGGTCGAAACAGCGAAGAAATCCCCCTCCACGTCGCTCCAGCGGTCCAGTTCCCAATTATAGCACCACAGCCGGCGCGGCATCGCCCAGATCACCAGCTTGCGGATCGGGTCAACCGCAACCGATACCTGGCTTTCAATGTCCGCGACCGAATATTGGTTGAAGAAGGTCTTATCGACCTTGTTCGCGCCAATCATCTGGATTTGGCCATCGGTGAACGCCATGAACCCGCGCTGCGCGATGAAATAGACCGTGCGGCCTACCTGCGCTATCGAGTTTGGAGCGATACAACCCACGCCCTGGCTGATCTTGTCAAACTGGAAGATGAAGGGAACGCCGACATATTGTCCGCGCCAGATTTGCTCGCGCTGGAAGACAAGTAGATATTCACCCCCCGCAAGCCCGGTGACTTCGCCGCCATCGGGAATGACCTGAATGTCCGACTGGTCCGTTCCCACGGTCCAGCCTTCCGCATTGTTGATGGCCGACCAGTAGACCGTCGAGTTGGCGCTATCGACGCCCGATATAACCACGAAATCCTTGACGGTCGTGATGTAGCGTCCGTTCGGCGGTGTGCCGCCCAAGAGCGCCGCAGTCCCCGCACTGATGTCATATTTGACCGGCTCAGCACCCTCCACGCCGATGACCAAATCACCGAACTGGGCGAACTGCCACGGGCTGGAATAGGTATCCACATACTCCGCGTCCCAGGTCGTGCCGTTATAGCCGTAGAGGCCGGCTCCAGCGCCCGCCAGCAACTTGACCGTTCCATCCACGCCGATGAACGCCTTGCCGCCGGCGTACGTCTCTGGAAGCGCCGTGGTGACCGCCGAATATGCCTTGACTGGCTCATAACCCAAAGGCGAGGCGAAGACGTTGCGCGCGTGGACAAGGCCATCATGGCCGAACAGCGGTTGATCAGGGAGCCATTCGCCCAGCTTCATGCGGCGATCTCCCAATCGCCCGCAGGCTCAGCGCTCAGCGTCCATTCCTCGTCCGCGACATAATCATCGTCGGCGTAATAGGAGGCGGCATAGGTTCGCTCGTTCGCTTGAGCAACCCACGAACCAGAGGAAGGGGTGACGGCGACCCACGGCATCAGAAATACTCCGCTGCTACCGCATCAACCAGATTGCCGCGCTTCCTGCGGGCCTCGTGCGCGTTGATCTCGGCAATCATGCCCTCAACCGCGCTGTTGATCAGCGGAAGGCGATCGTCGTTCCAGCCCCGGAATTCCGCCTGAAGCAGCGATCCCATCAGGTAGAGGTCGGGATGCTGCTCCAGCAGCCAATTGGTGGTGTTGACCGACGTAAGCGGCGTCAGCGTCCGCAAATAGGCCATTGCCACCGTGTAGGACGTGTCAGGCGCAGGGCCGAGGTTGATCACCCCGCCGAAGATTGCAAAATTCTCGGGGCGGCCCGGATTCGCCTCGTGCCATTTGGTCTGGAAATCGTCGGCCGAAAGCTGGGCGAGCGGCGCATAGTCGTCAATGCGCAGAGACATCGCGCCCTTGTAATCGGACGGAACCGGGATAGAGTCGTCAGCCGCGATCGTGGCCGTGCCTTCCATATCCAGGCTGTTCAGGCGCCGGTTGAAGGACGCTTCCGCAAGCTGGATGAACTCGGGCGCGTAATCGCTAAGCCCTGTATCGTTCATCCGGTCGCAGATCGCATCCACAAGCGTGGAATAACTGTCGATCGCCATTAGGAGGCTTTCCTGCGGCGCTGTTTTGACAAGGAGCCACCCTTGACCCCATCACCGTCATGGTCGAGCGGGCGAACCCTCTCAAATTCGATATTGTTGGAAAGGCGGCGGATAGCTTCCCCATCGGACACTTCGGACGGCTCATGGCCGTGGAAGGTGACGCCATAGAGAGTGATAGCCTCACTCCCGTTGGTGTATCGCCCGATGAAGCGAAAGCGCACCGCCGCCTCCATCGTCAGTCTACCATCACGTAAAAAACGACGACCTTGAGAATGCCGGTGCCACCAGCATTGGCCGCCGCATTGACCAGGCCGGAGATATATGTCTCCGCCGCGAACTTCTTGAAGCCCGCGTCCTGGATGATGTTGACGAACGGGTAGTAGATCCCGGCCACCGGGCGGAACTGCGCGACGGCGTCACCGTCCATCACGCCGAAGTTGCCGAAGCCGTCCGTATCGGCCGCGTCCGTCCCGTTGGCCTCCCATCCGATATCCAGGTCGAATGCTTCGGTACCGGTGTCGATATCCGCGCCCTGCAAGAAACCGCCGATCACGGTGGCGCCCGCAGGAACCTTGCAGAAGCGAATAACGTCATTCTGCGAGGGGTTGGCGGCCAGATTGTAGACGCCCCATGCGACATGGAGCAGATTTGCCGGGCCAGGCGAGCCGACCGGATAGGTTGCAGCGGCATGAGAGCCAGTCAAAGTAGCCATGCGTTTATTTCCTTCTGAAAAGGGAAGGGCGAACCGAAGCTCGCCCTATGGAAGTCAGCCGATTTCAGCCGCCGAAGTGATCGACGGGGTTGCGGCTCCGGTCGTGGCGAAATAGCCCGTGACCACGCCGTGGTCCTTCAGATCGTCGGTATCACCCGTGCCGGTTCCGAAGATGATCTTGCGGACACCATAGATGCCGCTGACTTCGACGCCGTACTTGTCGCCATAGTCGAACTCTTCGGTGCGGGTCTTCCAGCGCCGTGCCCAGGCGATTGCCAGAGCCTGCGCTCCGCACAGATAGACCGGCGTTACTTCCGCCGTGCCGCTCGCGCCGATGTTCGGGTAGATCGGGATATCATCCACTTCCTTGACGATGGCCCCGTTCCACGCGATATCCCCGCCTTCGAACAGTTTGGACGCCTCCATCTGGACGACGGTGTTCGCCAGAACTTCGGTGTCGATGCTGTCACGCAGGTTCTTGAAGGCGTGCGGGTTGGCATAGACGATGTAATAGCGCTTGCCGTTGCCCGGATCGCGCATCGGCCGGATTTTCGGGCTTGCCGTCTTCGCCTTCAGGATCATCCCATCCAGCGCGGTCACGTTGAACAGGTCGTTCGTGGTGTCGAGTTGGGCAAGGTCCGCTGAAAGATCGGTGCCAGAACCCACGCCCGCGCCGAAATATACGCGGTCGACATTGTCCACCAGCCACGCATCGCCAATAGCGGCAGTGCGCGACAGGAAGGTCGTGCCGTTGAGCGAACCCAGCGCCGTGATGATCAGGTCACGCGTATCCTTGCTCGACCAGGTCAGAAGCGAGGTCCGTCCCGCATCACGCAGCGAGATGGCGGACTTCTGTTCGCTCATTTCCGCAACACGGACAGCGTTGCGGCGCTTGTCGACATAGATGCGCATCGAGCGGGAGGCGAGGTCTTCCTCATTGCCTTCCAGAACGGTGGTGCCGGTCGTTGCGGCGTTGGTCAGGTCGTTGACAAGGGCGATGGTGATGGAATCACCAGCCTTCTTGCTCAGGTCTTCCTTGACCTGAATCACCGATGCTTCATCAGTGCCCATGACAGCCTTGAAGCCGTCAAGGAACTGGTTGTACTGGACGAAGAACTTGTCTTCCCATTGCTGGACGACAAGGCCGGTTGCCGGAGTGGTATCCGCCATGTGAAATATCCTTCTGAGGGAGGGTCGGCGTCATCGCGACGCGGGAACCTGAGGGGTGAAGTTACCTCCGGAAAATGTCGTCCAGGGATGTTGGGCCAGCCCATGCCGGACCAGACCGCGAGCCTTTCGACTGTTCATTTGCCAGAGAAGTAGGGACTTGGGGCTTGTTCATGCCGAGTTCCGCCATGATCTTCTCGCGCATCTCTGCCTCGATCTGATCGCGCGCCGGGCCAGTTTGCCCGTAGCTCTTGGCCTCCAGTATCCGTTGAGCGGCATTGTAGGCATATTCTGCCGGGTTCGCTGCCGCCTTCAGTTCCTGGAGAAGGAAGGGGTTCTGCTGAACCGCTGCCTTGAAATGCTCGACCTTCTCATCATAATCGGCCCATTTCTGACGCGCGATGTCCTCCGCTACGTTCACACGCATCGTCAGCATCTGCATTTCGTTCTGGGGTTGAAGCCGTTGCATTACCTGCTGGGCGATAATCTCCAGCGGGTCTTGCTCTTGCTGTTGGCCCTGTCCCTGCTGCTGCGCGAAATAGGCTTCATATTGCTGCAAACGCTCGGCGGCCTGGCGATATTCATTCTCCAGCGCCTGACGCTTGGCCCGTTCGTCCTTGAGGGCTGCGATCGGAATATGAGACTGCTCTGGTTCGGAAGGCGGCGGCCCTTCCTGCGGCACAGATTCCTGCGCTTCGCCCGCATCTTTCGGCGCGAACCTGCCCGCTTCATCACGCGGCTGCCCTATCGTTTCAGGCGGCGTTGCGTCATCTGCTGGCGTATTGTTGCCGAAAATATCCTCCAGTGGCGTGTCTTCGTGTCCCATGATGCCCTCATCTTCGACCGCTTCGGCGTCGTCCCGTCATCGCCCAAGAAGGTGGCGGCCCTGTCATCGCCCGTTCGCGTCGGCGGCACGCATGGCGAACCATCCCCCGAAGAGGATGGTCGCAATCTCGTAGTGGCTAGATCATCCCTGCCAGCGCGGCAGGTTCGGCTTGTTCAGCTTGGCGTAGAGCGCGGCGGATGGAGAGACGCACCAAACGCCGCCGCTACCATCCTTTTCGCCATGCTCAACGCGCAAATGCTTGGGGTGCATATAATCAGTGTGCGTTGCCTTCATGCCGCCACTCCTGCCTGCGCGGCCCACATGTCCGCTGCGATCCCGGCGCGCTTGGCTTCGGCGCTGGCGATATTCTCCACCGCCTCGCTTTCGGTCTTCTGCACCTCGGCCTGGGCGCCGCGCATCTGCAACTGTTGCATCATCTGCTGTTCCGGCGACGGCTGGGCCTGCTGCTGCTTCATCTTCTCGACAACCGCGAGCAGCTTGTCCTTATCCCGCAGCGACGACGCCATGACCAGCAGTTCGATCGCTTCAGGCGGCAATTGCGTCATGCCTGGCAGCATCTTCGAAAGCATGTCGAACTGCTCGGCCGCGACCGTGGGCGTATCCATACCTTCATCAATGATGATATCGACGTTCATCTCCGCGACGTTGTTCTCAACACCAACCGGGGCCTGTGCCATCGGATCACGAGCGAGAAACGCCAGCTTCATTTCCGCCTGCGGATCATCCCCAAGCCGTTCCTTGGCAACATCCAGCATCGTCTGCGGCTTGTTGAGGCCTACCCACCGGAGATTGCGCTCGTCGTCGGTGACCCTGATCCACCGCTGTTCGCGCCAATATTGCTTGATGCGCGCCCAGATGGAGCGATAGACAGCGAGCGACAGTTGACGCAGCCTGTCCATAAGCAGCGCCACTTCAACCATGCCGCCCTGCTGCTGGGCAAGGAGGGCGCGGCCGGAAGCATCATTCTCATTCTTGCCGGCAAGAGCGGCATTCGGCCCGAGCAAGTCAATCTCCGCCTTGGCTTCCTGCAACATCTGGAAGTTGGCGGCGGCCATATCGCCCGTTGGCAATACCTCAACATCGCCTTGCTCACCGAAGATAACGCCATCGGGCTTGGCAAGTTCGCGCTTCACCTCTGATGCGCTCATCTCACCCAGGGCGGCGCGGCTCATGCGGAACTGACGCGAGTTGATGAGGTGCAGACCTTTCGACCGGCGCTTGTTCACCTCATCCTGCGGGCTGATCATCGCCCGCACTTCGCCATATCGGTTGTTGTCGCGGTCCACATAGGCCGAAATCGCCTTGATCGGGCATTCCGGCGCGCCGTCCACATCGAGATAGGGCGAAGGCTGCGGATCAATGAGGGCACCCGCCTTTGTGTAGACGCAATAGGTCCACTGGCCACCTTCGAGATAGTATTCCTCGTTCACCCGAACGCGCTTGCGCGTATAATCAGCCCACAGATTGCTCTTGGGCCGGTCATCATAGGTCTGGCTGTCACGAGCCTGCGACCATGTTGCGTCTATCGCGTCTTCCCGGCCTGGGAATTTGCGCTTGGCCTCCGCCACATCCATCCATGTGACGACACCCATGTAGGAGGCGTCGGAGAAATCCACGCGGCGCGAATAGGGATCGAAGTAGAAGCGATCCCATGGGATCTGCGTTAGCGCAGGATCAATCGCGTCCTTGGTCTGCGCGACCCCGACCATGATCGCCGCCGTGCCCTCGACAATGATATTCTCATAAGCGTCGGAGCGCTTTGCGTCCCAATCCTGATCATCGCAGACATAGCGCAGCGCATCGGTTGCGGCCTGCGCCGAGCCGTCGTCACCAGGCGTCCGAGGAAATGCCTTGGGGTCTTTGCGGGTCTGCGCCTCAAGTCCCTTGAGGTAATTGACCTTGCGCTGGATGCGGTTGAACACGACAGGCGGCTGGCCACGCTTGGTGAGCGCCTTGATCTCGTTTTCAGTGAGCTGCTTGCCGTCATAATAATCACGGTCACGCTCGGACTTTCCCCGCGCCTCAGAACCGCTGTTCTCCGCCTCCTCGAAGCGACGGACCATCCATGTCACGTCATGTGCAGGGGCGCTTACAGCGTCTTCCATGCGCCCTCCTCTTCGTTGCGGTTGGATGCTCGGTCCCAGCGGTCGCGGGGCTTGGATGCTTGTTCGGCTTGCGGCTTATAGCCGCTGCGGCGAAGCTCCTCCAAAGCGTAGCGGAGCGCGTCGATTGTGTGGTTGTCCTTGTCATCGAACTCCGACAGCACCTCTTCGGTGTGCGGATCGATGCAGTAGCTATAGTCTCGCAATTCCTGCCGCACATGAGCGCAGCGCGGATGCACGATGATGTCAAATGACTGGAGGAACTTAACCCCATCCTCCAGCGATCCAGGCCCTTTCACGGCTCCGGTGATCGCAAAACCCATGCGGCGCATGTAGCTGACCGTTTCCGGCCGCGAACTGTCCGCCCTGATCAACCCCTTTTTTGCACCTGGGATACCGGGGAACCGCTTGGGATTGGACCACCGGGGATCATCGCCGGCAAACAGCGCGGGCGTGTGATCAATGTCGCACTCGACCTGCACCGCCTCGTAATCCACGTAGAGCTTGCGCCCCTCAACATGGCAGCGAACCAGTGCCGTAGGATCCTGTGCGAAACCCCAATCCGCTCCGAAGCGGTGAATCGTGCCCTTGGGAGCTTCAAATTCCTTTACGGTCCAGTTCTTCAGGATGCGCGCGTTGCTGTTCGCGCTGTACTCGCCATCCCAGATATGCCGCGCGCCTTCCGCGTCTCTTTCGCGGTCGTCGTCCATGTCCGCCTTAAGTTCGGGCGGGAACCATGGATTGTCGCACCAGTTCACTTCAATCACGATCGAATCTAGCGGAGGCTTCGCACCTCGCAACAAAACGTCAACCGGATCATCCGGCTTGCTTGGGTTCCATGTGAACCACAATTCCGAACCAGGCGCGCGGATGGTCGGGCGAAGCAGATTCAGGCTGCGTTGGCTGAGGCTCTGAGCCTCCTCGCACCATGCAATGTCAAAACCCTCCAGCGACTTGATGCTGTCGGCCGTGTGATTTTGCATCCCTTGAAAGATGATGATCCCACCCCCCGGCGTTCGGATCTCCGCTTCCAATATCTCAAACAGGTGGGCCACGCCGAGCTTGCGTATCTTGTCCTCAACCAGCAACTTGACCGAGTTCTTCAAGCTCTTCTGCACTTCGCGGACACAGGCAGCGCGTGTGCCAGGCTTCAGGATGCAGCGCTCAACCAGCATCTCCGCGAAGAAGTGCGACTTCCCCGAACCGCGCCCGCCATGTGCGCCCTTGTAGCGTGACCGCTGAAGGAATGGCGCGAACTTACGTGGCGTCTGGATTTGAAGGGTCAACGATGACACGCCGAACCTCCTGCACCTGCATCTTTATGGGAGCGTCGCCTTCATCGCCGCCGACATGACGCACCTTGTCGCTGAAGGCGTTGGAGAGCTTGCCCAGATACCAGCGATCAGCATCGAAGGCCAACCGGCCCAAGGATGCGTCGGTAGCCTTCTTGGCCGCTGCTACAGCCTTCTCGGCAATGACATGCATTCCAGCTTCGCGCGCGCGTGTAACTGCGGCGTCGAAATCCGCGTCATCCAACTGCCAACGCTGCACCGTCCTTCGGTCAGGCATCGCGTCATCGGCGCAGATGGTTGAAAGGCTTTCACCTTCCGTCAGCCGTTCAAGGATGGATTCGGACACTGCATCCTTGAATGCGCTGTCCATTGCTGATCTCCAGAAACGAAAAAGGGCCGCCCGAAAGCAGCCCTCGCAAGTGGCAATTCGCCACGATGGTTCTTTGTATGCCTTCGTGCGTCCAATCCGTCAAGCGGCTATCCGCATGAAAAGCGCTAGGGAATCGAGCGTCTGCCTGATCTGCTTCACGGTGCGGTTGTACTGGTTCCCTCCGTATCGCGGCAGATCGTCATGGATCAGGAAGCGATCCATGAAGCCGCGCATGTCGAATGGTATCTGCTCGCGGCATTGACGCAGGAAGCTGCGGGCGCGGACCTGGCTTTCGGTGCGGGCAAGGCCATAGCTGCATTCGCCTACCGTTGTCCGCTCGCCATAGGCCGCCACCACGCTGGGAGACATAGCGGCGCGAGCATGGGTATTACGGTATACGTCCCCGGCGTACCATTGGTGCCATGTGATCTGCCCGTTATTGTGCAGGCGATCGAGCATGGATGAACGGAAGCGACGAACGCGGTTTATGGCCTGCTCGTTCGGATCAATCTCGGCCGCATTCACATATTCGGAAATATCCCCCTTAGCCAGCCTTTCCGGCGTTGCGTCCACATGCGGGACAAATGCGACTGCGACCTTTTTTCTACGACGGCGTGTCATGATCGCTCCCTCTTGGTGTTCATGGGTGGGGTGTCCGTCAGCACAGGGTTGTTACACCGTCGCCAGAGGCGAGGATGGTGCCGCCCTTGCATTCCACCACTGTCGGCATGACCCACCGTTCCGCACTCGTCGGTGATGGCCAGATTGCAGGCTGCTGATCGCGAAGGCGCCGGTTGATCTCCCTCAGATCGATCGGCTTGATTGCGGGAACCGTGTGATCGCCGCTCGGCTTTAGCGGCGGCGTCACCTTCACGAATACGGTAGCCAGATGCTCCCGGATCGATTGCCATTGCTCGGCGGTAGGCGGCGCTTCGTTCAGTTCCGCGAACCCTTGCAGCCAGTATGCGAATTGCTGTGCGTCCATGTCAGTTATCTCCTGCGAACGTTGATCCAATAATACCGCCCCACCTCATCCCGTAGGTGGAGGCGGCGACTTTCCCTTGTTGCTTCGATGCGAGAGCGGTCTGAAGCGAGGAGGAAGCAGATGTAGGCTGTGAGCGGGGATTGATGGGACATGTCATGCGGCATTCCTTTTCAAAATCTGGTCGATCAGGCTGCCTGTGTCCGCGGTGATCCGGCTCGCTTCAGCCTTCCGATTTTCCGCGGCCTCGCGAACCGGCTTGTCGAAAAATGCCAATGACCGCGGCGACGTGCGCAGGTTGGCGCAGCGTTGGGTCAGGGTTTCGCGGATCAGGTCAGGGTCGGCGCCTGCTTCGATCCATCCTTCGACTGTGGTTAGCGCGGCCTTGTGCTTGTCGAAATTGCAACCGGGGTCTGGCGGAGCCATCGAAGCGATGTTGCACAAGTCTATCATCAACTCGGACACGCCCGCGCGCGGAGAAGCGTTAGCTTCTTGTGAAGGTGAAGGTCTGCCGTTTCGTTGATCGTTCGTTGCAACGCCCGTTGAACGACCGTTGCCTTCCCGTTGCGCTTTCCGTTGCGCTTTCCGTGCAGCGGCAGAGGCTTTACCAGCGGAACGGCGTTGCTCGACCATGGCTTCGGCTTTGCCAATCTCGCGGTCGATGCGGGCGTGGCGGTAGGCGTCTGCGGCCTTGACGAAAAACTCCAGAATGACGCCGCGGGCGGCCTTCCATTCCTTCGCATTAAGGCCTGCGATGCGGGCAAGTCTGGTTTCGTCCAGAGGTAGAGCGCCCTCATGCGTCCATGCGTGCATGATCAGAAGGAAGTATGCGCCATGCTCGACGGTGGAGAGGTGCATGGTGTCCTTCAGGTAATCGGACACATAGAGCGGCATCCATGCTGAGGTTTCCTTGCTCATTGTATCGACCCCCGCACGGCTTGGTAGGCGCCAAAGAACCGCCCCGTAGCGCTCCCGCCTGGGCCATTGCGGCGCTTGGCAACAATGAAGTCGATCTGGCCCGCGCACTTGTCCATGGCGGCCTGCCAGTCGATGAATTTTGGGTCATTCTCAGGCGGCTTGCCCTGCCGCAGATAATATTCGTCGCGGTACAGGAAAACGACCGCGTCGGCGTCCTGCTCGATCTGGCCGCTGTCGCGTAGGTCCGAAAGCATCGGGCGCTTGTCAGGCCGGCTCTCCACGCTGCGGTTAAGCTGGGCAAGGGCGAGGATGCCGACATCATATTGCTTGGCGATGGCCTTAAGCCCGCGGGAAACCTCTGACACTGCAAGGTTCATATTGTCCGTGCGGAAGTCGGGGCGGAGAAGCTGGAGATAGTCCACCATGACCAGTTCAAGCCTTTGCCCCGCGGCCTCCATGCGGCGCTTGTATCGGCGCACGATCATGTTGAGGCGGCCGATCGTCAGCGACGAGGCGTCGACCAGATGCAGCGGCATACCGCGGAACACGCGGGCAGCCTCATAGACGCGGCGGCGGGCGTTATCTGAGGTGAACCGGCCATCACGGATCGCCTCATAAGGGATGCCCGCGGCACCGTCGAATATCACATCGCTGGTAGCGCGCTGCATCAATTCCAGACGGTTCATTTCCAGGCTGACAAACAGGACACCATGACCATTCGCCGCGGCGCCCAATGCATAAGACAAAGCCGCAGACGTCTTTCCCATCCCAGGGCGGCCGGCGAGAATATCGAGGTGGTGAGGCTTGATCGGTCCCAACACCTCATCCAGGCATTCGATCTGCCCGCCGCTGGTGACGCCGTTGGTCGGCTCATTATATGCGGCCAGCATTTCATCGAACGCCGCGGCCGCGGACACCTGCACGATGCCGTCGCCATGGCCAGATATGCTGGATAGCGCGCCATCCGCGGCGCTCACCACTTCCTCGTTCGTGGCATCCATGCTGGCGGCAAGCATCGCGGCGTGCGTAAGCCCGTCAATCAGCTTGCGGCGCTTCGCCATGGTGACGATTTGGTCAATCCCCGCGGCCGCGGTCATGAGGATGCTGGTGTCACCGGTCAGGGTCAGAAGATAGCCCATGCCGCCCAACTCGGCCAACGCAGGATCATCGGAGAAATACGGCTTGATCGTTACCGCGGTAACAGTACGTCCTCCGGCAGCTTCCTTGACGATGGCAGAGAACAGGCGGCCATGCAGGGGTTCGAAGAAGTCATCCGGTTCTAGCTTGTCCGCGGCGCGATCTATCCAGCGATTATCGATCAGCATCGCGCCGATGATGGCCGCCTCCGCTTCGACATTGCGAACCGGTTCAATCTTCTGCCCTTCAATCAACGTCCGTTCTCCAATGCAAGGAAGGCGCGCTGAAACCGGGTCATGGCGCGGGCGGTGGCTTCAATATGCCCGCGGTCGGTCAGCCGCGGCGAACCAGGCGTCAGTTGGCGGGCGAGTGCTGCATATTCATCCCACAAGCGCTCGACCTCAGTGGGCGAATGGAGGCGGACGATGTTGCTCATGCGGCCCTCTTCTTTCGCGCCTTGCGCTTGCGCGGCGGATAGATCGTGATGACGGTGCCGGGGTGGCTAGCCTCAACCAACTTCTTCTTCAGATTGAAGACTGGCGTGGTGACGCCCTTCACATCTTCCACGACACGGCAATCAGCGGTCCACCAGGCGAAGTCCGCCTTGTATTTGCAGACCGTTCTGCCGTTGATGATGACTGGGAAAACAGGCTGCTGCTCCAGACGATGGATCGCGCCAGAAGCCTCCAGCACGTGCAAGTCATTGCAGCGCGCAGCTTCGGCCTTGCTGTCATGGGTATGACCATGCAGGCAGTCAGTCTTGATGGCGCGATATTTCGTCATCAGATGTCGAATCCCAACTGCATGCCGAGGGCGGCGGCATAGGTGGCCAGCAGTGCTTCGGCTTCCTGGCGGGCGTTCTTCTCCATCTTGCGGAGGCGAACAATCTTGCGCATCGTCTTCGGATCGTAGCCGTTGGCCTTGCTCTCCAAATAGACATCCTTGATGTCGTCGCTCAGACCCTTCTTTTCGCTTTCCAGCCGTTCGATGCGCTCGATGAACAGGCGCAACTGATCCGACGCTACGTTATCGCTCATGCGTGCTTTTCCTTACTGATGAACCGCCCCAGGCAATCGCGCGCTGGGCCGGAGTGAATGCGGGCCATGTTCTCCCGACAAATGCGGGCCAGGCGGCGCTTGGCCAGCCAGCGGTTGAGGGCACGGATCACGGCCGCCTC